TTCGAGTGACTTATTTAACTCAACTTCAGTGAGTTTAGTCGACTCCTGAAGAGCAATCTCCATCGCTGCAATCGGTGGAAGACTGTTGTACTTCAGAATGAACTCTTTTATTTCCTCGAATACTTTTCTTTCGTGGCTTTCGGTCAGATACTCCTTCTTCAAGAACGGGAGTGACTTCCTCATGAATGCCTCGTTCCGAATCAGATTCGACAAGATCAAGTTTTCCGTTTTCATTCAAATCCTTCTCTAGATTTCTCACAGCATTATAAATCATACTACGCATCACGTTAGAAGTAAAGCGCGTAAAACTTTTAGACTTCACATCGCAATTATTCAGATTGGAGATAATGTCATAATCAAATGACAATTGACCATCATGTCCAACCTTTACATTATTAAATTCGACAATAACACCATCATATTTCTTAAGATACTTGATTGCAAATGATCCAGGCTCACCATTTAAATCTAAGAAAAATGTATAGTGCTTGTCGAGTTGTATGAACTTTCGAGCATACCAAAATTCAAGTTTAGCAATAAGATTTATTAATTTACTCATCATCTGCTTCAACTTCCGTTGTTAGATTTCCAGCAACGGCTGAACTGAATTGATAGTTTGTGCGAATCCATTCTTTAAATTTATCATCACCAAGAATACTATCCCAGAAATCTGCTGATTCAGTATCAGCCAAACGCCACTTCTTGCTGTCAACTTCGCCAGTGGCAGTATTGACTTTAGCGTACCAACCGACGTTTGGCTTGGTTACATGCCCAGATTCAAGAGCCATATCAAGCAAGCCGCTATATCGAGAAATACCACCATCGAAACGAACAGTGACTGGAATCTTTGCTTTCTCACGAACATAGCGAGACTTCTCAACATTGATGATAAAGTTATAACCAATCAAATCAGTGCCATCCTTTTCTTGCTGACGACCAAGGATGTAGATATTATCAGCAGAGTAGTAAGAGCCTGTTCCGCCACCGACAATATCCTTGGGATATAGACCAATCTCTTTATAGGTGTGATTTACTACGACCATAGGAATGTCCTTCAGTGTAAGGTGTGGTGTCACCATACGGAACAGGGATTTAATTTGCTTTGCGCGGCTCATGTCAGCGACTGACTTACCATCCATCGCATCCTCAACTTCTTTCTTCGAAGCCAAGTTACCAATTGAGTCAATAATAATCATCACGCGCTCGCCACGCTCAATGTTGCTTAACTGCTGCATGATATCAAACTTCAACTGTTCAACATCAGTGATTGGAGTATGCACAACACGCTCCATATCAATGCCGAAAGAAGTGAAGTAATTTTGCGGAGTACCAAACTCAGAGTCGTAGAACAGAACAACTGAATCAGGATACTTTACTTGATATGCTTTCGCCATCAAAAGACTAAATGCAGTCTTGAAGTGCTTACTCGGACCAGCCCACATCGTGAGACCAGGAGTGAATCCACCATCAAGATCACCAGAGAACGCAACATTCACTACAGGAATGCTGGTTTGAATCATATCCTTTGCGGCAAAGAACTTGGACTTTGAAAGAATTGCAGTATCTTTAATCGTGCTGTTCTTCTTCAACTTTTCAAGTAGGCTCATTTGTATTTCTCCGTATAAAATGTATTTGTATTATATCGCATATCAATTAAAAAAACAATCCAAAGAATCAATCTTCTCAGATCTCCAACCGATTGATGAGAGAATGATATCAAGTGGCTCAAGAAACGATTTCTCAAATTGAAGATCGTGATCGATATATGGATCGGCACCAAACTGTTTAGGAATTCCTGATATAAATGCAAGAGTGTTATTGTTGAATATATTTGGCTGTTTCAGATAAACAAACTTAATCTTTTCGCCTTCTTGTATTTCTTGGTATCGTTTCGTGAGATTATTTTCTCGCAAAAAGTAATTGTACACAAGAGCACCCTTCACATGAATTGGAGTTCCTTTCTTGAAGATATGCACTGTATCAGAATATTCTTTAAGACCATTGACAGATCTTGGGAATGAAATATCTTCCACAGGCAATTTTCGAAAGTCTTCACGAAACTCTTCGATGAACTTGTGTAGATCATCTTCTGTTTGAGTCATGATGATATTGATTGCTTCTTTAATCTTCGTGCGGCAAGCAGATGGAGTTGAAGACTTGACAGCCTCAAGACCCATAATCTTGAGTTTAGGTTTAGCATACGCCACACCTTCGCTGTTGTGAACATTTAGAATATATCGTTTCTTTGCAGTCCAGATTGCTTTGTCGGCAAGAGACTCACGCTTCATTTCCATGCGCTGTTGAAACGCATTGACATATTCTTTCAGTTCTTCATAAGAAGAATCAATGAACGGTTGCAACTTGTCATCGCAAACCTTATCCATGAACTTGATAACTTTCTTTGTGTCGGAAGTATCAGGATAAAGTTTCTTAACCAGCGGACCCATGTTCAAATAAATCGAATCAGTATCCGAAGCGATGACATAATCTTCATTTTGAGTTTTCAACAAATCATTCATATACTCGTTGATCTTCTTCTCAATCCAACGAATAGACAACTGACCTGCTGTCGTAATGCCTTCGGCGATACGAATATCAAAGAAGCGGAAGTATTGATTGCCCAGTGCACCGTAAGCAGAGTTCAGAGTAACCTTCTTTGCTAACTGGAGATTATTATATCGAGCAACTTGCTTCTCAAGATACTCAACTTGATTTTTATCTTCAAGAACAGTTTCGATTTTCTTTTTGGCTTCTAGTGCCAACTTCTTATAGCGTGTGCGATCTTTGTACATGCTATCCATAATCTCAGGAAGCACACCTTGTTTCTTCACGTTGAAGAACTGGCAGTTTGGTGTCAGTGTAACACCAACACTCTTGAGGTAATCCAATCGAACCTGACGATTGAGCATGCTATCAACGTTCACTTTGTTTTCGCGAACTGTATTGCGCATCTCAATTGAGTAATTGCTTGGCTGAACAAGTGTCTCCATTGAGATGTTATACTGCATGATCAAGTGAGGATACAGGCTGTTCAAGTCAAACGAAACAACCCATTCATGCATTCCGCATATTGGATCCTTGACATATGCACCTTCGTATTGAGTTTTCTTTTCGCCCATCTTCATCTGTGGGATTACAATCTTTTTCTTCATCAAGTGATTGTAAACAATAGAGTCCCACATGCGCACCTGAGTGAACACATCGTCATAGTTTACTTTGTTGTCGTAAGCAAGAGTCAGCGCCAACTCAATCAACTTCATCTTATCTTCGAGTTTCTCAACAAGTTCAACGTCCTTGATGTTATACTCAATGAACTTTTGATAATCGTATTTGTAGAGTTGATGCAGAGTCTCGAACTCAGAGTAATCTAATTTCTTTTCACCCAACTCAACGTGAGCAATATGATCAAGACGATAAGACTCTTGCTGCGAGTAAGTAAACTTGCGATAGAGTTCGATGTAATCAAGTGTAGCAATACCATCAAGATCAAACACTTGATGTTCGCGGTTCATTACAAATGCCTCGCGCTCGGACAAACGATTCCATGGCGAGAGTTTCTTTGCCTCATCCTCACCAAAGAGTTTACTGATGCGATTTACGAGATAAGGTATATCGAAGAACTTGATGTTCCACCCTGAAATAACATCGGGGTAGAATCTTGTCCAGAGGTCCATGAATCGTTTGATAAGGTCGAACTCGTCACGACATTTAGCGTAATGAACATCGTCACGATGCTTGCTGTAATCGCCGACACCAAACACAAAATAATTACCTTTGATCTTGAGTGTGATAGCGGTGATTTGTTCTGCAGCATCTCTTGGTTCTGGAAATCCATTTTCGGATCCAACTTCAATATCAAGATAGGCAGTAAGAACTTTACCAGCATCCCAAAGAATATCGTCAGGATACTCATCAGCAATATAAGCGTACTCATACCGATTATTGCCAAAAACAGGAAAATTGTCGACACCTTTATACCTCTCAAGAAATTCGCGACACTCAGAAATTGTTCCTGGCTGCAGTAGGATGAACTTTCCAGAGACTGCGACGTTCGTGTAAAAATCGGACATGTTACCCCGTAATCAATTGCTTTGGAGGCACCACAATTCCTGCCCCGAAGATCTGATTATATCCGTTTTTTACTTCATCGGCAACATTTGCAACACAAATGATCTTGCTTCGTTCAATAGTAAACGGACCATCTGCAGAGTGCATCCAAGGCATGAAGCCTAGTGCTGCACCACCAGTTTGTTGTGAACGTTGCAGTACAGAGGCAACTGGATTCTTGAATGTTACAGAAGAATCATTTTCATCTGTAATTTCGACTACTAATTCCTCGCCAGTTACGAGTTTTACTGCTTTGATTGTCATTTAATTTCTTCCTTTTGTAATTATCAAATAGATTTTTTTCTTTTAGACTTTGTGGCGAACCATTTCTGTAAAAAACATTATGTGCCATTGTCCAAGTATCCTTACCAACTTTGAGTGACCAACCATCAAATTGTTTTATCTCAATTTCTTTTCCTAGCAAGAAATCTCGAAGTTCACTCAACGTGTTCATACTTGCTCGTTGTTACCAGCATCATTAGATTGACGCTTCATTTTAAATCCAACGTGAGCAGCATGAGCCGTGATAAATGATCTACGAAGATCGCCACGTTCATGAGCGTCCTTCACCCAACCATTTGTTTCAGCCATTGCCATCATGCGCTTAATAGAGCGCGGAAGTTTTGCACTAAAAAAATCAGAACGATTAGCCATTTAAAATTTCCTCACACTTCTTTAAGAAACGTTCGTTTTGTCCTGGATGAAAACTTTGGTACATATGCCAGAACATTTCATTTCCTACTGTACCAAATGTTGTACCGATACCATACTTTGGCATGCCATCAGCGAGATCCCAATACGGTGGTGCATCCTTTGGCTCCCATTCCATACGGATTGGAGCAGCATCATAGCGCAATGGCATGATAATCTCTAGAGGAATACTATTCTCT